AATAATAAACCAAAGAAAGAACTTGGATCACTAATTGAAATTGAAGAAACAAATGTTCCAGTTTCAGGATCTTGATATGGTGCTATTCCTGTAATTCTAGCAACAACTCCAGACTTAGCAGAAACAATGTAATCATTTAATTGCAATTCAAGCAATCCTGATGGACTATCATAAGTACCTGAAGATTTGCTAATTACTATACTGTTAGTAACAGTATTTAAAGTTCTATCTAAGTTTATTTCTTCTACAACTGCCGTCTTTCCATTTAAATTGGTAATTTTTTCTTTATATTCAAATAGATTATCATTCTGAACTTCTTCTTGGGAATCTAGCGTACAATTTAATCCAGTAGCAGTAGAAATTAGTGTTTCATCATTTAAAAATGTTCCTGAGATATTAAATAGTGTTAACGTTGATGTTGTTGACGATATAACTGTTGCGGTAGCATTTGTAGTTAGTCCTCTAATTGTATTTCCCAATTCTGGTAGAATGCCAGATACATTACTAATATTGAATGTATAAGTATCTTCAAATGTTAATGCTAAATCTGCATAACTGATCTTTGTTGGCGCTGGCGGAGCTTCAAAAAATACAATATTTCCTTGTTGGACAATAAAAGATGTTCCTGGTGCTTGTGCGATACCGTTAATAACAATCATGAACTGACTGGTATTTGCGATTACAACCTCACCGTCAATTGTTAATGGGAATGTGGTTCTTTCTCCATCAAATAGGGAAGCAATATTATCTAGTTTTTGAACGACAGAAGTTAAAATTTCTTCAGATGAAGTTAAACGCTTTGAACGGAAAAGAACTTGGGTATTATCAAAATCTTGATATACTGGTTCTACTAATGCAAAATTATCAATATTGGCAACCACGGAACTTTCAATTAAATTTACACTCTTTGTCAATTCAAAATCAGTTTTATCTGTTAGTCCTTTACTACTTCCAGAAATATCAATTTCTCCAAATACTTTAAATCCAGCTGGGTGTGTTGTATTAATTAGAGTTTCTCTCCATTCCTCAATAGGAACTGGAGATTTTACATTATAAGAAAATGCCTGATAGAGATAGGAGTCCTGTATTTTTTGTACAATTTCACTTGGTTTACCAATATCATCTAAGAATTTACCTACTGTATTAGTAATTGAATTGACTTCAAGAACACCTTTAGCAATACTAATTTGAGTTATAGTACCACTTGCTTTTGACACAACTCCGCTAACTTCCTGCCCAATCTCAAATATTCCACTTACAGATGTAAGTTTTAAAATTCTTGGACCAATTTGCCAACCATCATTGGTAGAAACATACCCAGTTGCCGTAGCGGTCTCTAATGATTCACCTTGGAATACATACTCACCCGAAAGGAATCTGCCAGTTTCTACGATTGCTTCAGCACTTCCTCCAAAAGAAGAAGTGAGAATAATTTGTCTACCTGTACCAGCATTAGCAAAAGAAATGTAGTTTCCACTAATAGCATCTTGAGGAGTCAATGCAATTCTTAATTGATCCTCTTCTAGACCAGCAGAAGTTCCTGAGATTGCATAGTAAATTTGATCTGGATCAATGTATCCAAATGAAGTTAGTGGGAATGAAGATCCTTCTCCAAGATCTTGAACAGTGAAAGTAACTTCAGCACCATTTTGAATGCCATGGGGGAATGAGAATTGGAATAATCCTAAATCTAAATTAACTACATAAGTAAAACTTGATTTTAGTGTTACTGTGGGTGCTGTAGAATATCCAGATCCAGGATTTTTTACAATGATATCACTAATTCTACCATTTTTGAGTAGAGCTTGAGCAATTGCGCCGCTGCCGCCACCTCCTTCAATAACGACCTCTGGCGGAGTTGTATATCCTGTTCCTGGATCCAATACTTTAATACTACTCAGTATACTAGTATTTACTAATTGTAAATTGACAGGGAAAGTAATTTCTGGTCTTAATGTATAATCATGAGTATAATTAAATCCAAAGTTATTATTTTTTAATTTTTTAATCTTACCTACATTTATTCCCTTTGTGAAAATAGACGCTCCAGTTCCCTTTGGAGGAATAACAACTTGCAATTCTGCACCAGAACCAGCTAAACTTGGTCCTAAAATACCGTCAATAGCATCTACATCGATGTACGCTGTAGTATATCCTTTTCCTGGATCCGTAACAGTAACTTCTACAATTTGACCAGCAGGATCCGTAGTTCCATCAACTAGAATTGATACCTTACCTCCAGTTCCATCACCTAAAATAGGAACACCAAAATATTCACCCGCTTCGTACTCTGTTCCTGGTTCAATAATATCAACTCTTTCAATTTTTCTTGATGATGAAATATCAGTTATGATTGGAAGTTTCTTATAAAATCCTCCGCCATTAATTAATCGAATTTTGGAAATTGGACCTACTGCTTTAGATGAAGATGTTGAGTATGAAGATGAAGAAGCTGTTGCTGCTTTTTCTGGTTCAAACGCCAGCACAAATTTAAATGCGTTTGGTCCAGAAGTAATTGTGCCACCAGCAAGATCACTAATCACAAAAGAACCTATATAAGGACTTGGTTGAACATCAATATACGATGTATTGTCAACAGGACCATCAGAACTTAAATTAGATGGGTCGGCATAATAACTAATGTTAGAAACATCATCAGTTATTTTAAATGAAATAAAGGGTGAGTTACCAGGTTCATCAAATCCAGGAGTTCCTCGTCTAACTATGTTCTTAAATGTATATTCAATTTTATATAAGTTATCTCTATAGAATGAGAGATAATGTCCCTGCATCGAAGAATGTGAGGTATCAAATGTATACTGTTGTCCGTAAATAAATTTAAATATTGGATTTTTGACAAAAATAGTAACCGTTTGATTGGTTAGGTAGCTAGTAGCTACATCTCTCAATTTAACTAAAAATTCTTTTTTGGATAAAATAGAATAAACATCAAACGTTCCAGTTAAAGGAGTATATGTTGGAGAAGTTATTGCATAAACAATCGATTTGTTGCTAAGATAATGAGAAGTATTAGATCTTACGAAAACTAAATCTGTATTATCTACCGAATCAACTTGTAAAATTTTAGTTAGATTAGTAACAATACTAATCTGAGTAACAGCTGTCAACCCACTTATAATAGCGGAACTATAGGTACTATTAAATGCAAAATTAGAACTACTTAATGTTACAACAGAACCAACAACATAACTAGATCCAGGTAATACTGCATCAATTCTTACAAGGTAATCATCATCAGAATACGGTTTGAATTTGGCATCTAATCCACCTGGAATTGATATGTTAAAAGTTCCTGGTGTTGTATTAACTATATTTGCAAATGAATATGCTTCTATTTCATTGATAAAATCGTCAGAAGTACTTAATTGTCCAGTGGAAGTTGTAAATGTTCCTGTAATGTCAGAAACTAAAATATAATTATCAATTATATTTTTATCTAATATTTTTGCAGACGCTACCGTAACACCTATAGAATTTTTAAGTATTATGGTGGTTCCTATATTAAGATCGAAAGATTGATTGAGTGTTAATTTTCTAACATTATCGACTTTATTTAATGTAAATGAATTGAAAAAGAATTTATCTAATGCATTTGCAGTAACTTTTACTTTTGTGCCACCAATAGTAGGAATAGTTGCAGTTCTAGAAGACCATAGATCTGATAATACAGTTGGAATTGAAACATCTTGCGTTAATGCTGATATTGCATAATTAAAATCTAAAATTTGAAGTCCTTCTGCACCTAAATTATAAGTTGATACAACAGTACTAGAATCAGTTGAAGTGGTTACCGAAGAAAATGTGTTCCTAGTAACTGTATAACTATGATCAGACAAAGTTATTGTTCCAAGCCTTTCTACATCAGCATTTTTATCGGTTTTAAAGATAAATCCTGATGATTGACCATAATCAGCAACAGTATATCCAGAAGCAGGACCAGAACCACTATAGGAAACAACATAATTACTTAAACGAATATCGTCAACTCTTGTTGGATTTGAAAGAGATCCAGTAGTGTTTCCAAAATCAATTTCAGCAGGATTTAAATTTACTGAACTCGTTCTTTGCGAATATTGAGTACCATTTACATAAACAGTATAAGTAGCAATTGAATTAGAGAATGATTTAGTTAATGAAATATGAACATAACCAGAATTCATTAATGTAGCAACATCACTTTGAGTGCTCCAACTACCTGCAGATCCATTTAGTTCTGTTCTAAGTTTTCCATAATTAGTACCAGTTGCGCTATTGATTTGAATAATAATATTATTAGAACCGTCAGTAACAGTAATTTGATTTAGAATTTTTGAGGTTGTTGCTGAAGTATATTTGAACCAACCTTCCAATGTCCATGATGAAGAAGTAACAGTTGTAGTTGCACGCATTCTTCCTCCTAGAGGAATGTTGTAAGCATTTGTACCATACTTAGGATCAGTTACTACTGTCACGCCTCCAGTTGTTACTAAATCGGCAACTCTTCCAGTGACATCATCATAAGAAGATTCGGCATTAAATAAGAACTGTGTTCTATTGTCATATACTTGACCAAATAGTAAAGGATCTCCAGACACGTCAGATATGCAAAGAGAAGATTCATAACCTCGGATTAAATTACCAGATGATAACTTAGTGCTATTCAATATATTTCCAGAATAATCTAATTTTAAAATGCCAACTGTTTTAGATAAATCTGCCTCTAAAATGCTGTATGAAATATTAATGTCACCAAACACATCAATAGAACATTTACCTGATGTTACTGTCACTCCTCCAGAAACAGTATAGACGTTATTTGTTATTATGTTACCAGATGAATTTAATCTAATAACGTGAATTTTATTTCTAGAAGAAGTAGCAATAACTTCAGCTGTAGAAACAATATAAAGTTGATCGTATTCATCTATATCAAACGAAATATTATCAAATTTATAACTTGTTAATGAAATTTGTTTTGTCCAAGTAGTTAAAACTCTATTTGATGAAATGTATAGTTTTGATATCAAAATACTATTTGAACCAGTGTGACCAATAGTGTAAATATTATTTTGAGAGTCTGTTTTGATTTGATATAGTTTTTCACTTAAACTATTTGATGTTAATTTTCTTTTTGCAATAACATCCCCAGAGGAATTGATATAAATCAAAAATCCGTCAAAAGTACTAGTAGTATTTGTATTTGTATATCCACAAATTATTAAATTATCCCCAACATTCGTGATGTCGGTGGCATAATCTGAACGAGTTATTCCACTAATACCAGCTAGTTCCCTCTGCCACGTTAAAGTTGCTAAAGTTCCAGCATCGTTTTCCGTATATTTTGCTACTATGATATCTGGATTATATGCGTCATATAAAGATTGATTTGGTCTTGTGATTCCAACAACAAATATTTCATTTCCATTTTTACAAATAGAAGTAAATTCACAATATCTTGATCCAGATCCAGGTTGGTTTGATGATAATGATTTGGACCATATTACTGTTCCTTCGCTATTAATTTTTTGTAAGATGCCATGATTATTATTATCAGTTGTCTTAGATCTACCAACAATATAAGTTGCTTTGTCTGTTTCTGAGACTACAGCGTTATTAATAACCAGATTAATATCTTCTGCATGACTCGTATAAAAATAGTCTGCCTTTTTCTTTGTTTGTGGATGTTGAATTCTAATAATTGGATCCTGTAGATATCCATCTCCAGAATTTTTTATATTAATTTCATCAATAATTCCAGTTGGAGATACAACAGGAATTAGTTCTGCATATTGACCAGATGTGGATTCAATTTGTACTACTGGAGGATTTTCTGGATCATATCCAATTCCATCTTGATCTATTGTTATTTTTTCTATGCCTTTAATTGATCTAACAAATATAGTTTTGCTAGTTGGCTCCATTAATGGAGTAGTAGAGATATTGACTTTATCCCCAACAATAAGATTGTGTGGATTTGTAGTCTGGACAACGCCTTTAAATACATCTAAAGTTGAATTATATTCATATGTGTATGCTGTAATTTCTTCTCCTTCAATTTCGGAAATTCTTGCCGATGCTCCATATCCTTCGGTTTTAGAATCATCAAATACTAATCTATCACCAACTTGATAGTTAATACCACTATTTTCAACTAAAAATCCTGTAACCTTTGCATCTTCAAATTTTGTCGTAGTTTCAACTTCAATATCAACCTTAGATGATATATTAATTCTTGGGAAATAATCAAATAATTCTAATTTATTCTCCTCAAAAATTATATTTGGATCATTTATTTCATCACTAGTTATTATACCATCTTTATTTTCATCCTCAATTTCAAACAATAATAACTCTCCATTTTCCAAAGTTAAAGCATTTGTGCTTTCATTTGGATTTCTTTCAACATCAATATCAACATTTTCGAATGGTGTTCTATACCTAACAACTCCAGTTGGGATATAAGCTTGAGTTGCAAATTGATTTAAGTTCCAAGTTTCGGGAACAGAATAATATTTTGGACCCATTATATAAGGAAATTCTGGAATTCCAGCAGAATCCAATGTTATAAAGTAAGCATATATACCATCTGGAAATTCTGGAGTTTTGGTGAATCTTCCATTATATTCATCTAAGTAAGTGGAAAGACTGTTAAATGTATATTCGTAGTCTTCAATGAATGTGCCAGCTGGATATTCTTCTAGTGCTGGTCCTTCGATTCGATATGGATTTGGATTTGTATTTACATCATATACTAAGTTTGTTTTTAACTGATAACTACTTCTGATAGGTACAACATTACTAGTTAAAACAGTGGGGTCATTCAATCCATAAGGTCCATAAATTGGATGTCCATCAAAAGACCATCCCAAGATTGGAGAATGCACTACAGATCCTCTTTCTACCAATTGTCCATTAATTAAATCGAGATTATCTCCAAGAACATATCTCAATTGTTTTGGATTTGATATATGTGCGTATTCTCCACCATATTGATTATTAAATCCTTCGAATATGGATCCATTTGCATAATCAAAAGCAGTATCTTCATTTAAATTAAAGGTCCATTCAAATATTTCTGCGCTGAATTCAGCTCCTTCACCAATAGATTCTAGTCGAATTTGAGTTGTTCCTTGAACGTATCCAATTCCTTTGTTCAGTATAACGATTGAGGTTACTCTTCCTGCTTCAGAACCTTCAGTGGATATTATTGCTTTTGCAACGGCACCAAATCCTTCTCCACTAATGAGAACCTTTGGTGCAGTAGTATATCCAGATCCAGCAGAAATAATTGCAATAGAAGAAATTCTTCCATTACTTACATATGCCTGAGCAGCTGCTCCTGATCCACTACTTAATTTAATTGATGGAGGGGAAGTGTAGCTAGTTCCAGAATCAAGTATATTAACATTTTTAATAGGACCTCTAACAATTGCTTTTGCTGTTGCTCCTGTCCCTCCTCCACCAGTTATAGTAATGATTGGTTCTGAAGTATATCCAGTACCAGGAGTGTTTACAAGTACTCTGCTAACGGATCCATTCGTTATAATTGCAGTAGCAGAAGCACCAATTCCATTCGATCCGTAGATTGATACTAATGGAGAAGTAGTATAACCAGTTCCTCCAGTCAAAACTTCAATATCAGCAACAGAGCCATCAACGACCACCTCTGCAACTGCTCCACTACCACCACCACCGCTAAATGATAAAATTGGTGGTACGGAAGCATCATAAAGTTTTCCTGAATTAATAACATTAATATTTGTTATTGGGCCAAATTGATAAGTTTTTTCTGACTTATAATTCCAAATCGAAACTCCATTTATAAAACTTCCAACTGGACCAGGAATAGTGCTAGTTTTTAATGAAATTGTATTTGGTACTCTTGGAAATTTGTATAATTTTCTTTGATTGCCTGGTAAAAGGGCAGTGCCTAAGAAAGGACCAATTTTATAGTTTGGAATGCCAGAAGCAGCAACATATACGTCAGTTTCATCAACAAAAGAATTTTGAATATTTGATGGGAATCTACTAATTGCAGTATTGATAGAAGTAGAATCACTTTTACCTCTATTCAGATCTATTGATATTAAAATATTACCTTGAGGGTTTAATACCGCTGGTTGTGGTAAAGTGTATTTAAATACTGTTTCACTTTCTCTTGATGTAACTAAGAAACTTCCATTATACACAATTGGGTTAGCACCGTATACAGTTACCTGATCTCCAACTAAAAGACCGTGCGGATCTGCACAAGTTACAGTAGCAGTTTGATCATTTAAACCACCAAAAGTTATACCTTCAACTTTTAGAAGTTTTTTAACATTATATAACCAACTTGTAACCAATTCTGTCGTATCATCAGTTCCCAGTTTTGAAATAGATAACTTATCTCCAGATAAGTAATAACTACCATCATCAAGAAGAGATGTTTTATTTGCATCAACAATACCCAAAATTGATAGTACAACTTCCTTTGTAGTTCCTCTATTTGCATAAACATAGAAATTCGATGTGCAAATAGTTCCTGCATCCCAATCTTGTGCAGTAGTCCCATCAATTCCTCTGGTACATTCAATAAATTGTGTCAAAGATTTTTCTTTATATCTTATTACTTCACTACCAATAACAACCTCACCGTTTCTTTCTGGCCAACCTATCGTCGAATCTACATCAATAATTAAAGATTCTGGTGTCACAGATTCTATAAGTCTTGTTGTATAAGGAATAATAAAAGTTCCTTGAATTGTTTCTTCAGATACTATTAATTCATAAACATCAAAATCGGACGTTTGAATAGCAGTATAATTTTCAATTAAAGCTTTTGCCTCCTGTACATTAAAATCTACAGCATCGGCAACTTGTTCTAAAACAGAATCTCTTAAATTTATTGGATCTCCAGAAATTATTCTGGCTCTTAAAATTGTATCGACAGACCAGGTGGAAGCAGATGGTTTAATCATCTGATCCTTTGGATAATTTAAATCAACTGAAGCACCATATAACAGTTTAAACAAATACTTTACAGAATATACTGTTCCCTTTGTTGCATAAAAATCCTTAATTGTCGAAATAACATTTGCAATATTTAATGTATTTGTATCTAAGTCTGGTAATCCTGGAAGATATTGTTCAATAATTCTGTCTAGAATTTTTTTGAGGAAAACACTATCAACGCTTTTAACTATAGATCCCGATGAATGTTCTGTAGATATTGATTGTGATTCATCTTTAAATATTAAATTATTTTCAGAGTCATATTCTACTATTCCACTAACTCCTCTAGCACAATTTATAAATTGCGATTTAACATAGTTGGATCCAGAATTGATTATTTCAAAACCAGTAACTTCATCTTCTCCAATTTGGCAAGATGCTTTTGCTCCTGGAGGAGAAGAAATATAAACTGTTGGTGGATATTCAGAAGAGTATCCAGTACCAAAATCTGTAATGTTTATATCAATAATTTGTCCATTAAATATGGTTGCTACGCATTTGGCACCAGATCCACCAATCGGATTTCCTAAATTATCTTTTCTATCATCAACAATATAAACACTAGGAACGTCGTTATATCCAAAACCTCCAGTAAGAAGTTCAATATTGATAACTCTACCAAAATCATCAACAGCAACGTCTAAAATTTGTGCCCCAGTTGGTTCAATAACTCTAACTCTAGGTAAATTTGTTGTTGAATAACCAGTTCCACCAGTTATAATTTGAATAGATGCTATGGTCCCCTCAGAACTTAATACAGCTGCAGCAGAAGCTTGTATTCCATTTTCTTCTGGGGAAGGATCGATATAGATTTGAGGTGCTGTAGTGTATCCAAATCCACCATCTAATACTGGAATAGATTGAATGACACCATTAGATATTACTGGAGTTCCCAGATCACCACCAGATGGATTTATAAATTGTATTCTTGGGATAAAATCATATCCAGAACCACTACTATCTAAAACTATTGATTCTACGCCACCAGAACTATTTACTGTTGCTGAAGCAAGAGCAACTATACTTCCAGTTTGAGTTGGTTGTGTTATGGCAACAATAGGAGGATTGTTTTGAGAATAACCAGAACCAGAATCAATTAAAGTAATTGATTTAATTCCACCTACTAATGCTCTAGCAGTTGCATATTTGCCTTCTCCACCAGAAATATTTACTTTTGGAGAATTGTCTAAATTATAGTTGGATCCACCATCATTTACTATAATTTTTGATACTTCTCCAAGATCATTAACAACAGAATACGCTAAAGCTCCAGATCCAACAGCATTTATAGTAGCATTGATATATGCGACATATATCGATTCGGAAGGAGCAGTTTTGAAAATAATAGAATCTTCAAAAATGCTATAATCTGCAAATGGTACTTTTAGATCTCCATCTGCAATAACTATGGTTAAAATTGATGAAGGTGGAAAGTAAGATTGATTATTCTTTTTTAAATTAAAAATATACTTTGGTGTTTCTCCAACTCCAGATGGAGTCAGAGTATCCATAGAATCAATTATACTTTCACTAAATCCCTTTAGATATGTAAACTGAACATCATTAGAACTATCGGATAAATTAACGGGATCAAATGTTCTTGGAGCAGAAGTAAAAACAATTTGATCTGCTAAAATAGTAAAATCTATTCCTGGTCTTAAATATTCATTAAAAACTTTAACAATTACATGATTATTTGAAGAAGGAAATACTGGAGCATTATTTAATCTTAGTGGAAATACTGTTCTAGTACCGTTGAATAGTAAGTATGGATTAAACAGTTCAACAACTTTTTTTTGAAATTCTTGATATGATATTCCTGATGATAGGATAACGTTTGGTGATTTCTTTAAAGATTCATAGTATATAACTTCATTATCTACTATGATTGTCCCATTAGTATCAACAAATCCATCTGTATTTTCTACTTCAATATTTGTTTCTGTATCTGTAATCGTGTTAATTAAAACTGTCTTGCCATCTAACTTAGTTAGATCATATTTAGATACATTAAAGTAATCGGTTAAATTATTGATTATTCCGATTGGAGCAGAAACCTTTTCTTGCGACCTATAATATTGTGATAAGAACGTCTCAAATAGAGGACTGTTTTCTTTAATAAAATCAGGTAGCTGATTTAAAACTGAAAGTGATACAGATGCCTTTTGCATTTCTTATTTGCTCTCTTTGTACTATTTAACAGACTTTTTTATACGAAACACGAGGAGAAAGTGGAGTCCGTTCCAACTGGACTTGTAAATGTAAATGTATCTGGAGTTGGAGAGAATGTAGATGGTTCTCCTGCACTTGATCCTGGGCCCGTTGATGGGATTGTACCTCCAATAGTAATAGAAGGAACTGGAATTGCAATTAAAGTTCCTGGAGGAGGAGTAATCGTATTTGGATTTTTTGGTTTAATTGATATAACTAGATTTATTGGACAATCACCATTTGCAGGACAAATCGTTGCAATAGGTCCAACTTTTACTTTACCACTGTCACAATTATATGAACCAATATTGTTATTGGTGATAATTTTATTGTTATTTAATACGTAGTAACTTCTTAAATTACCAGCACCATCATCTTCTAAATATTGTGCTTCAGCAATTCCTTCTGTGTAGAATTTAGAGGATTTTACAGTTTCTCCAGCAGCGGAATCGCAAGCACAATCCATAGCAATACCAAAATTTAAATTATATGTCGTTGGAGACGTTAAATCTTCATAAGGAATGATCTTGTATGGAGTAACGCCGAACTGAACATCATTTATATTTGGATCTGCGTTTAAAATTATTTTTTCTAGTTGGGATAAAGATAAAGATTTTCCAAAATTACCTAAATCCTGTTGATCACCAAAATCTTGAATTGCAGCAATAATTTTTTTTCTTATATCATCAGAAGTATTTTGTGTTAAAGTATCCCCAGATAATACACTTCTAAATGTTGTTGCTGCGATAAAAATAGATAGATTGACAAAAAACTCATCTGGATCAACAATTACGGTTTCTACAGATGCCATAGCATATGGCCTTAATTTAGCAATTAATTCCTTTTTCGTTAAATTGTTTAATATATTTCCTGTTTCTGTTTTGATTGAAACAATAATTTTTCCATACACTGGTGGATCTAATAATTCTCCACCGAAAGCATTTACGTATTTTGCATTTGGATAAATATTTTTAATAATCGCTTCATAATCATTTGAAGTCACCGCTCTATTTTGAGCAGAATAATATCGTGGAGCATTAAATTTTATAGATTTTAATGTCTCTGCAGATGCTCCTAATTGTGATTTATCATTTAAAGTTAAAAATACATTTGAAGGATCATTTCCATTTATATCTTTAATTTGTCCAATAAATCCCATGCTATTGATATTATTAGCTAAGGCACCACTAGTTCTCACATATTCAAAATACACAACTTCATTATCAATTAATTTTCTTCCTATAACTCCATCACCAAAAGTTAATTCATATCTTCTATCCTCAACTTCATTTAAAAAATATATTTTATCATCCGCCTCTAATAAAGTTATATTTTGAACTTGATTATATCTGTCATACTGAGTAGATTGTAAATTTGGTTTTACATAAACTTTTAGAGTTTCTGTATCAACTTCGTCATTTGGTATAATGAAGTTTTGCTGGATACTTGTATTTACAACATATTGATATGATAAAAGTGTTCCCTCATATACTTTAAAATTGTCAAATATACCAATTCCATTAGATCTATTAACAGTAACAGTTTGGTCTTCTAAAACTACGAATGTGTATGCTCTCCCATCAACAGTTCCACTAGCAACATCTCCTTTATATAAAGTAATCGTAGATGGGTATGATCCATCCACACCCAATTGTGTTTGAACAGTTAAAGTTATACACGCTTTTGCTGCTTGGACTGATCTTGGCAGATAATTTACTAATCTTGCAAGAGACACAACATTGTCTCTTATTGACGCACTATCCAAAAACAATTCATTAATTGCCATATTAGCATTAAACGCACTGTAGTACGTATTGTATGCCAGCACATCAATTAAATATGATAATGTAGATCCAGTAAAGTCATAATCCGTAAACTCATTTCGAGTTCTTAAGTATGACTTAATAGATTCTCTAATATCATCGAAATCTATATTGACTAAATTAGTAGGTTTCATTAACTTGATGGCCTTTCTAGAATAAATTGATTTGTTATAATCTGAGGTTCACCAATAATTCTATAAGTCACAAGAACCACAGCAGACTCTTCATCTTCAGAAATAGCAACTTGAACTTCAGAAACTTCGACTCTAGGTTCATAATTTTTGATGGTTGTCAAAATTTTATTCTGAAGTTCAATGCCACTAAATACGTCTAATGGTTCAAATAACATATCATAAACACTAGACCCTATAGATGGTTGCATTAATCTTTCTCCAAATCTAGTTTGAACTAGATTTTTTAATGCTTGAGTGATCGCTGCTTCATTTTTTACAGCGTAAACGTCCTTAGTAATAGGATTATTCCTAAAATCAACATTAACGTCTTTATATGACCTTAAATAAGTAATGTCTTCAGACGATCTTGGCATTTACGCTATTTTATTGTTATCTAGTCTTATTTATACTGATTAGTGCCACCTTTCAACATAGTCATCAAATCCACCTTTACCTCCACATGGACGAGAATATCTATCTATTGGAGGTTGATTTGTTTTTTGTTTTGCTTTATTGAGATAGTAATCTGCCTTTGTATCGGTAATCAAGCATTTTGTTCCAAAATCTTGTTCCATTAAGGCGTTATTTCTGTCTGGATTCGGTTGGATTGCCATCTGTTTTCTCCATAATAGGGTAAACAGAACTTTTTACGGGGTTGCTATCCCGATTTTTAGCAATTTTTTAATAAAAAAGGCAAAATTGTAATACAATTCTGCCAAATTCTGTTATTTTCCTTGACCGCGATATTTTTTTCTTGCTTTATTACGACTTGATGAGGCATATTTAGTGCCAAGACCCATTCCTTGACGAGATTTTTTAGGTGGTCCAGGAATATAATTTGTTTTTGATAGAGAACCTTTTGCTTTTGCCATAATTTTTCTTCCGAAAGACTTATTATACCAGATTTTAACCTATTTGCCAACCAGAACAGTTTTAGCACCAACGCCAATAGTCGCATTACACGGTGGTCCCAATGGATCTCCTACACATGCAAGTGGTCTTCCCTCTACTAAGACGGTTTTGCCAATAGCTTTAACTACTCTTGGATGTCCTTGTCCAAAAGCATCTTCAACTGTCAATAATGAGCAATTACATGCAGATGGTTTAGGAGTTTCGCAACCATCTTTCGGAGTTGGAAATAAATTTATAACTTGATTTGTAGTATCCGATTTATGTCTAATTAAAATATCCCCATCTACCAATGGTATCTGTCCTTCTATTTTTACAGTTTTAACTGCAGTTGCAGGATTTAAATGAGATAATGGAGTTGGAGGCCAATGACAAGTAGATATCATTGTAGATAGTGGTTTTGGACGAGCTACTTGGTTGGCTGGAGGGCATGGAGGTTGAGAACAACGAGTAATAGCATGAATATTTGGCGGTATTGCTATTCCCTCACCCGTGCATGTTCCTGTAGATACTGCTGCTAATCCTGGCATAATTACTCTGAATATGAAGTTGGATCTGAAAGTTGAGATATGGCACTAGAATAATATTGTGCAGATGCCGATATGAGATTATTTATTGATGGTTCATCAATAGAAATTGCATTTTCGTATGATCTATTACACATAAAATCATAAGGATTACCATACCTATTTATTGCCTGAACAAATGTTTGAGTCTCTAGAGTTCTATCATGCAATATTTCCAAATTTCCAGAGAATTCATAATCTCTACATCCTTCATAAACATATTGATTAGCAAACTGAGTTTTTATGTATGTCCTAGAATACCCACCAAAGTAAGTAGATGCGTATGGTAGAGTATATGTACCATAAGGAATTCCTCTAGCAACTCCATCACTCTGCCCACTATAATTGGTTGTAAAAGTGTATGTTGAGCAATATGCATCTGCAATATCCACATTAGCCGCCCCATGTTGACTCACTAAATTATTATACGCTGCTAAAACTGTAGCATTATCATATAAACACTGAGAGCAAGGTCCACGCTCATCATCATAGTTTTTTCCTCCTACTTTTACCCCAATGTTTATTCTCATAAATGTATTTTTTCTTGGATCTGGACAGTAACTTTGAATTAGATATTTCTTTTCTTTCGTAGCACAAGGTAAATTAAAAAAACCATATTTAACTTTTGAAGTTGCTGATCCATCATATACAATAGTTCTATTTTCAGCAAGATCCATTTGCCACATACTATTAATATTATTTTCAAATTTTTTATCTATATCATCTAGAGTAGATAAAATCCTTTTAGACAATTCTGAACCTTGAATACCAACTATGAAACTTTTAAACTCTTTACTGTAATATTCCCCAGTGTCTAGACTGTTTATGTTTAAATTAATTGACCTGGCAGCATTTAGAGTTGAAACAGATTGAGAATCTTCAGGTGATTGTGTTTCTGTCGGGATGTAATTAAATTTTAAAGAAGAAGATGAAGATATGGTATTAAGTTGATTCCTCTCCTCAGAACTTAATTGTGAACTAACACTAGAATAAACTGTTGCATCTACAGATCCAGTTTCTATCAATCTTTTTTGATTTGTAGAAAATTGCCTAAAATATTGAGCATTACTATCAACCTGCTTACTAATATTACTTAATAAACTTATGTAATCTTTATTCTTTGTAGTTGAACGATTTTTATTTGATGGTGGTAAAAATGCTTGGGCGGACTCTTTTGTTATACCTACTTTGGGTCTAACGTAAATTAAAGCATTTTTATTTCTATCTAAACTTTTTATACTTCCCTTTAACTGCACTGTAACTTTTTCAGAATATTCTATCGATTTATCTTTTGAATAATCATCAAAGGAATAACCTCGTTTTTGTGTGGTAGTTTTTTTAGTCTTACTAATATCAAATTTATATTTTCCTGAAAATGTACCAGTTGCATCTACTACTGCAGTTTGAACTTTTGTTGGGTCAGATTCATCCCATGAATACGTTGTTTGTTGATATGGTGTATTTGCTAAATTTTTAAATAATTCCGATCTTTGAAACATTTCTAAGGTTCCAGGCTCTTTTGCCTTTGCTGTAGTTGCTGCAACATCAACGGTAATGAATTTTCTAGCAATATAAGGAACAGCAACATTCGGAGGACTATTAGATGAATAACCAGATCCCCCATCTATTATTTTAATTCCAGTTAAAATATTTCCTGTAAATATTGGTTCAGCAAAAGCTTTTTTACTAGTTCCTTTTGCTTTTTCGTATGCCGCACTTGGTTCAACTCCACTTTCAATTAATTGTAAATATAAATTTTTATTAATTCTTCCAGGAGGATCCTGAATAGCAATCTTAATTGGTTCTATAAGAGGATCTCTTAAATTCTTTCCTGGCTTTAAAACTTGCACAGCAGTTACTCTACCATTTTGTATTACTGCTTGTAGCAATGGTTTTACTACATCAAGTTCTTCTTGTGGAACATCTTGATTTGCATTTCCAGTGACATATATAATTTCTTTTCTTTGAAATTCATACTTTCCTATAATTGCAGCACGATCTTTGATTCCCCATCCTGCTTTAACTCTTACTTGAATTGCAGAAGAACTTGTATATAAAGTGTCTTTGGTAAAATCAGATGAACCATCGGTAATATATGCAACATGAAGATTGAAATCATCATCCGAATGTTTTAAGTCGGTAATTGTCCATCCATTAATCGTATCTCCAACTACAAGATTTTTAACCCCTTCACTCCATTCTTCATTCGAAGTTCCAGAAACCATCAATGCTACGCCAACTCTGTCTGTAGCGTCTGCTGAGGGATAATACAAATAATATACATTTTGATTACTATAAGTTGTGCCATTACCAGAAGTATAGTTATATCCAGAACGTATAACGCTAAGTATTTTCCAACGAGTATAATATTTTGCTGCAGTATCATCATAATAAGATGAAATCTCACAACGAATAATAGTTCCATTTGGAAGTGAATAATCTTGTATTACCTTGGTATTTTTAGACTTCCAAAAATTACCTTGTGATGACATATATGATGAATTTCTATTTGCATTCCAAACCTCATAGAAATTCATAGCAGATAGATTTGTACCAACAGAGGCAGAAACCTGTGTTGGTTCACTCATATGAAAAGTTGCTGGTACTCCATTTCGAACAGGATTACCAGTATAATTAAATGCAATTCTTTTTTGTTTAGTTCCTACAGTCCAAACCAGTGGGTATGGATCAGTTTCTCCCTCTGGAGTTATTTTTCCATCTTCTAATGAATAATTGACATAGGATTCTTTTGGATCACAATTGCAAGTGTATGGTACTTTTCTGATTCCATAGTAAGTTTGATATTGCTGTCCATCACCACTTCCACTAGATAACGTGTAAGTGTAATAACAATAAACATAGCAAGGTTTACCAGTAACTCCCTTGGATGTGTCATACACATATGAAAACCAAGTATCAGAACGAATTGGTTCAAAGCTTTGCTCTGACGGGTAGTGATCCCAGTATCTTGCAGGAGAAGCTGCACCTGCCGTTCCTATATACCCTCTATAGATTACTGGAGGACATAGAATTCCATTCCCCTGCCACCAGTATCCATTTGTTAATCCCTTTCGTACTCGCCCTGCGTTGGGGTTCTCAACACCAGATAGACCATATTCTACTTGAGTGCCAGTTTCCCCCTCTGGAATCGGTGGAGTAGTACCATCTGCAGTATGAATTTCTTCTCGTTCACATACATCATCATAGTAGTACATGATGCGATCACGATTCCAAGTAGGTACATTAATTCTGCTTGTATCCCACTTTGGTGACAATACTTTCTCAACAGTTACCCCACAAGGAGAAGAACAAGATTCTCCACTACCATCTCCAGCAGGAGTATAATTTCCACAGGTATCGTTATTGCAGGGCATCCTATAATTTATTTCTCTTCCAAATTATTTAGACGCTCATAGATCAAATCTAGATTCTCTTTGAGGGAAAGATAATCTTCTTTTCCATCTGGACGATAACGAATTTTTCCTGGATGTGAAATCTCTGTTGTCACATATGTTTCTAGTTTTTCAATTCTCTCTAAAAGAGATTTGCATATTTCATTGATGACATTGTGAGCAAGTTCATTGTCCTTTGCAATATACAATAGATCCGCTTCTGCCGCAGACTTACCGCTATTTAATAATTTTGATAGTGAAGTTTCAAACATCTTTCATAATCCCTTTGAGATTTTCGCGCAGCGAACGCGGCTACGCGCTATTCTGTAACCTTAAACATTCGGAATCCGCTGCCGTCGTCGTCTAGTTCATACTGAAGGACATCGCCCTCAATAAGTCCTAGTTCATCGACAATTTCCTGAGGGAACTCAAGAATGAGATCGCCCTCAGGGGACTCCTGTAGTTCTATGATAAATTTACGTGACATATTCCATTACCCGAGTGAAATAACCGAATTCGACATTGAGATTCTTTGCGAAATCTTCTGCCTGAATATATGTATCGAAAAATAAAATTTCATCAACTAATATGTCTGTCAGATGTTCTTCGTTTGCTACTCTCAGATGCCCTTCATCTTCGCTCATGCCGTAGAGTGGTCTATACTTAGCTTCGACGTTCGGGTTCGGTAGAGCGACCTCCACGTACCACTTAGAAGTCTTCGTATCCTCCGCTTGCATAATAATCTCTCCATTCTTTACTTCTTGAAATTTCTAGGAACTTTTTCATCTGAGGTGTAAGTTCGCTATCATCTATACCATCGGGATTTAATCCGAGATTTTCTCTGATTTCTCGATAATCCTCCCTGCTGATGACGATGGGAGTTTCATCGATATAGTCAGTCACCAACCTACGAAATACTCCCAGTGCCGACTCGTCATCCTTAGCAATTACTTGTACAAACTTCGTCTTCTTCGTATCTCTCTCTTGATATCGAATAATATGATAATCCATAAAAACCCTCAAACTCAAAATTTTTTGGCGCGATTTTTTTTATTTCTGGGACCCTCCGAGGGACCCTTTCGAATAATATTTAGGGGTATACTTAGATGCCTTCCGTAACACTTTATAGCTTACATAGGACCCATAAATTAATATAACGGCCGCCCCCGACCCCGAGAACCCGCGCCACGACTGGGATCTGGGCGGAGTTCGGTATACTTAAGAGGGGCATTTGACTGCCCC